AAACAGCTAGTCGTGATACATCTGGAGTTGCTGGTGCATATGGTTATTTTAATCAGACTACTGGGGCAGCGGCTGGTTATTCACAGAACGTAAGCAGTTACACTGACGTTCAAGCTGGTACGCCAGATACTAATTTTACCAATGCTTTTTCAGACGTTAATTATTTAAAAGCTGGTATTTCATCTAGTAGTAATGACTATATAAGTTGGAATATAGCTAATACTACAAGTAGCAAATGCCGTACCCCAAACAGAGAAGAAGGAACGGGGCTTAAAGATGCCATCAATCAAGTTATTTATTTTGGAGACTTAGCATGAGTACACTAGAAGTATCCAACCTCAACGATGGCACAACAACTGTAGCGACTACGTTTGTTACCAATGGGTCTGCAAAGGCTTGGGTTAATTTTAATGGCTCTGGAACTATTGCTGCGAGAGGCAGTTTGAATTTGAGTAGTCTTACAGACAATGCGAATGGAGACTATACAATTACAGTATCTTCCGCATTAGCTAATACAAACTATGCAGTTTCACATGGAGTCGCACAAGGCGAAGCATCAGGGTCAACTGCATCTGCTGGTATCAAAACATCTGGCACAGGAAACGATGATTCATTAGTAACCTATTCTACTACTGCGACACGATTAATTATTAGAAGAGATAATGGGAGCAATGAAAATACTATCTTGGTTTGCAGCAATATCCACGGAGACTTAGCATGACCCACGGACATCTATGGGATAGATTAGCAGAAGCTAAGACTAGGCTAGACCCAGTGCAGTCTAAGTACAGAGTATTGTTTGAAGACCCAGACACACCTGACGAACCAGCCAAGGTATTAGTGCCAGACCCTAACTTCATGGCTGCTGCTTTAGAGGGTGACATACTTCCACCTATAGAAACCTACCAGCGTGACAGAGGTGTGCCTGATGGACAGCCAAAGGAGCATCCATACGCTGCGCCTATCGGTGCTATGACAGAGGAAGAAGCAATAGAATACTTAGTTCAAAAGGATATAGATCCGTCAGTATGGCGAGACTATAAAGGTAACAGAACGATCCTAAAGATTGTGCCTGTTGAAATGATCCCTAGTGATCGGTCATTTAGAAACGCATGGAGAATTATGCAATGACAACTTACATCAATATCAACGGAGATGTTCGTGAGGCATCTTCTCTAACAGTACCAACAGACAGAACTTTCCGAGGTGCTTGGTCTTTCAACGGTGACGCTGTGGAAGTAGACATGGCAGCAGCTAGGAACATTCACAAGGATAACTTACGTGCTGATCGTGTGGCTCGTATGGAAGCTTTAGACGTTGAGTTTATGCAAGCTCTAGAGGCTGGCAATAGTACGAGTGCTATAGCTACCAAGAAGCAGACGTTGCGTGACATCACAGATGACAGTCGTATCGCATCAGCAGCAGACCCAGACGCATTGAAGGCATTGGACTTAGCAACTCTATTAGGAGAGTAAGCAATGAGTAGAGCTAGAGACTTAGCAGCATTTGTATCTAATGCTGACGGTGACATAAAGTTTGATACAGATACATTGTTTATTGATAGCTCTGCTAATCGGGTAGGTATTCTAAATACTACCCCAAGTCATGCTTTAGATGTTACGCAAACTGGAGCAACAAGTGCAAGAGTTGGTGGAACTGGAGGCTCTGGTGCAAATGATGGCACTATTATTATTAACAATGGTGGCACTGGCGATGCCATGCTTCGATTTGACTACGAAACTAATACAGATAGAGCTAGAATAGGAACATCAACATCTAGTCAACAGTTAGAGTTTTATACTGCTGGTGATAATGAACGTATGCGTATCGACAACAGCGGTAATGTGTTGGTAGGTAAAGATAATACAACATTATCAAATGCAGGAATTGCTGCATTTGGTGCAGGACTTATTGAAGTTACACGTTCTGGTTCAAAAGCTATGACTTTAAATAGGTTATCATCTGATGGTGAGATAATAAATCTTCGTAAAGATGGTACTTCTTTTGGGGCTATTGGAGTTGTTGGTGGTAATAACACATACATTCGAGGTGATAATATTGGCCTAGGTATTGGCGATGACAACTTATACCCTACAAATCATTTGGGAGCGTCAAATGATAATGCAGTTGATCTTGGCGATTCTAGTGTTCGCTTCGATGACGTCTTTGCTACCAATGGTACTATCCAAACATCTGACGAAAATGAAAAACAAAACATTGCATCACTTTCTAGCGCAGAGATAACTGCGGCTACAGCTATTAGCAAACTATTCAAGACCTTTAAATGGAAAGACAAGGTAGCAGCTAAAGGTGACGATGCTCGAACACATATTGGTGTGGTTGCACAACAAGTACAAACTGCAATGTCAGATGCTGGGTTAGACGCAAGCAATTATGCTTTCTGGTGTTCTGATACTTGGACTAATGACGATGGCAATGAGCAAACAAGAATGGGTATTCGTTACCCAGAGTTACTAGCGTTCATTGGTGCAGCAACAGAACAAAGACTGACTAGCATTGAGGCTAGGTTGGATGCTTTAGAGGCTGAGTAATGTCAACCCTAGATCAAATCAGGATTGCTGCTGAAAGTGATCTTGTAACATTTATAAGGTTAGTAGCACCAGAGCAGGTACTAGGGCAAGCCCATGAAGATGTCTGTAACTGGTGGATAAGACCTGACTCAAAGTCACACCAACTATTACTCTTTCCTAGGGATCACGGTAAGTCAAGATTAATAGCGTTTAGAGTAGCTTGGGAGTTGACAAAGAACCCAACATTGCGTATACTATACATATCAGCTACAGCTAACCTTGCTGAGAAACAACTAGGGTTTATCAAAGGCATACTAACATCAGAGATATACAGAAGGTATTGGCCTGATCACGTAAACTTTGATGAAGGTAAACGTACACGATGGACTAACTCAGAGATTATGTTAGACCATCCATTAAGGAAGAAAGAAAATGTTAGAGACCCTTCGATCTTTACTGGTGGACTCACTACTTCGCTTACAGGTTTACATTGTGACATTGCTGTCCTCGATGACTGCGTGGTGTACGAAAATGCTTACACAGGTGAAGGAAGGAATAAAGTCAAAAGTCAATACTCTCTTCTCTCGTCTATTGAAGGTGCTGAAGCGAAAGAGTGGGTAGTAGGAACTAGGTATCACCCTGCTGATCTATACAACGATCTACTGCAGATGACAGAGGATCAGTACGATCCAAGAGGTGATAAGATAGGTGAGGATAGTATCTACGAGATATTTGAGAAACCTGTAGAAGAACGAGGTGATGGCACAGGTGAGTTCCTTTGGCCTAGAACCCAACGCAAAGACGGTAAGTGGTTTGGGTTTGACATGAAGATACTTGCAAAGAAGCGTGGTCAGTACCTAGACAAAGGGCAGTTTAGAGCACAGTACTACAACGATCCTACAGACCCAGACAACGTACCTGTGTCACCAGATAAGTTTCAGTACTTCGAAAGGAAACACGTAAGAGAGGACAACGGCTACCTGTTCTACAAAGATAGTAGACTAAACGTATTTGCTGCAGTTGACTTCGCATTTAGTTTAAACAAACGTGCTGACTATACAGCAATAGTTGTGGTAGGGATTGATGCAGAAAACAATGTATACGTCTTGGACATCGACAGATTCAGGACTGACAGAATATCTGATTACTTCGAACACATACTCCATATGTCAAACAAGTGGTCATTCAGAAAGCTCAGAGCAGAAACAACAGTCGCACAAATGGCAATCGTCAAGCAACTCAAAGAACTTATCAAGCAACACGGACTAGCTATAAGTATTGATGAGTTTAGACCTAATAAGAACCAAGGTAATAAACAAGAGCGTATAGCTTCGATACTTGAGCCTCGCTATGACAACATGGGTATATGGCACTATAGAGGTGGCAATACTCAGATACTAGAAGAAGAGTTGTCATCACGAAACCCTGCTCACGATGATGTTATAGACGCACTAGCTTCAGTCATAGACATGGCTGTTAAACCAGCTAGAGTAATACGTAGGAGTAGAGATAACGTGGTACAGTTTAACTCAAGATTTGGTGGAGTTTCCTTCTAATGGCTGGAACAACTATTGACCTTCAAACCATGATTGATCCCCACGGTCTAGCAACAGACATTGCAGATCGTTGGACACAATGGAACAACGCAAAGAGAACAAAGACAGAAGAGTGGAAAGAGTTACGTAATTACATTTACGCTACTGATACTCGCACTACGTCCAATAGTAAACTACCTTGGACTAACAGTACGACTACACCAAAGCTAACACAGATAGCTGACAACTTACACGCTAATTACTTCTCAGCTTTGTTTCCTCAGAAGCGTTGGTTTAGGTTTGAAGCTAACGATGCAGCCTCAGACATAAAAAGCAAGCGTGATGTTATCCAAGCTTACATGGAAAACAAGATACGTCAGTCTGATTTTGTAGAGACAACAAGCAAACTTATCAACGACTACATTCAGTACGGCAACTGCTTTGCTACAGTAGAGTTTGAGAGAGACTACACTGAGTACGAAGATGGTGAACGTGCTGTAAATTACGTAGGTCCAAAGCTTGTACGTATCAGCCCTTTTGATATTTGTTTTAACCCACTAGCAGCAAGCTTTGGTGAAAGCCCTAAGATTGTCAGAACTATGATGAGCATGGGTGAACTATCAAGGAAGATTGAAGAGACTGTAGAGAACGATTACCTTAAACAAATATTTGATAGAATGGTAAATAACAGGTCTACAGTAGCAGGGTACGGTACTAGCGAAGTTGACATGGATAAATCACAGGCGTTTATTGCTGATGGTTTTACCAGTATACATGAGTACTACGAGTCAAACTTTGTAGAACTTATGACATTCTATGGTGACATCTATGACGCTGAAGCAGATGTATTCCACAAGAATAGAGTTATAACTATTGTAGATAGATCATATGTAATCTACAATGAGCAGAACCCTAGCTGGTTAGGTAAGTCACCTATCTACCATGCAGGTTGGAGAGAACGCCCAGATAATCTTTATGCTATGGGGCCACTTGACAATCTTGTTGGTATGCAGTATAGAATAGATCACTTAGAGAACCTCAAGTCTGATGTCTTTGATCAGATAGCTTACCCTATCATTAAGATCAGAGGTGACGTAGAGGACTTCGACTTTGAGCCAGCAGCACGTATATACATGGGTGAAGAGGGTGACGTAGGATACTTAGCTCCTGACGCTACAGCACTAAACGCAGACTTCCAGATACAGAACCTAGAAAACAAAATGGAAATGATGGCTGGTGCGCCAAGAGAAGCTATGGGTATCCGTAGTGCAGGTGAGAAGACAGCCTTTGAAGTACAGCAGTTAATGACTGCAGCAGGACGTATCTTTCAACACAAGACTGCACACTTTGAGAGAGTATTTCTAGAGCCTATCCTAAACGGAATGATAGAAGCTGCTAGACGTAACATGGACTACGCAGATACAATAAGAGTTCTTAATGAAGACTCAGGTGTGTTCTTCTTTGAAGAGATTACAAAAGAAGACATCATGGCTAATGGTAAGATTATACCTATGGGTGCTAGACACTTTGCTGAAAGAGCACAGAGAGTACAAAGCTTAACACAACTTTACCAGATTAAACTAGCTGACCCTACTGTTGCTGTTCACTTGTCAGGTAAAGAATTTGCTAGAGTACTAGCAGATGAGTTAGGTGAACCAGCATTGTTTGGTGATAACATTACAGTTTCTGAACAACTAGAAACTCAACGTATGACTAATGAAGCTGAAGTACAGTTTGAAGAAGAACAACAAATAGCAATAGAGAAAGGTCTATAGTATGCCGTATAAAAAAGGTAAAGTTATGGAATACAAAAATACAACCAAGAAAAAAGATAAAAAGAAAAAAGCAAAGAAGCCTATGAAAAAATAGATGAAAGCTGCTTGGTTTAAAAAATGTAAGACGCAAGAAGACAAGGACAAGATCAAACAAAAGATTATGTCTAACTCAGAAAGTCTTCTGCTTCTTGAAGAGATTCTTGAGTCTATGCTTGAGGATAGACCGACTACGGCTGACTATGACAGCCCTTCTTGGTCACACAAAATGGCTGATCGTATCGGCTACAACAGAGCACTAACCCAAGTGCTCGATCTTATTAACCTAGATAAGGAATAAAACTATGGTATTTACTGATAACACTGCAACCACACAGGAAGATCAGAACAACGAGACTCAAGTACAGGAAACCCCTTCACAGGAATCCTTTCTTGATAAACTTGTACAGGCAAAGGGAGAGAACTGGAAAAACCCTGAAGTGTTAGCTAAAGGCAAATTAGAAGCCGATGGCTACATTAAAAATCTTGAAGACCAACTCACTCAAATGAGGGAAGACTTGAAGAAACAGGAATATAAAAACGAAGTTCTTGACCAGCTTCAGACCAAGGCCGCTGAATCTACTGCAGCGACTAATGAAGTGCCTAATAATAACAGTAGCACTAAGGACCAGAATACCACTGCAAACTTTAGTGAGGAAGACCTGAAGAGCCTTGTAGAAAAGACACTTGGTCAGCGAGAGTTAGAAGCCAAAGTTAATGGTAACTTACAACTTGTTGATAAAGAACTAGAGGGAAGCTTTGGCACTGAAGCCAAGGCTCAAATCGAAAGGAAAGCTGAAGAGCTTGGTATGTCAATAGATCGTTTACGTGATATTGCTGCTGAGTCACCCAACGCTTTTTTTGCTCTTATAGGTGAGAACAAACGTCCTGTTAACCCTATGGTTTCTGGATCAGTTCGAACTGAGGGTGTCAATATGCAATCCTCTACGGAAAGAGATTTTAATTACTATCAGAAACTTCGTAGAGAAAATCGTAACTTGTACTATTCTGCTAAGACGCAACAACAAATGTTCGAGGACAAATCTCGTCTTGGCGATAAGTTTGGTGCATAATTAAAGGAACTTAGACATGGCAATGACCACATCTAACACTTCGTTCCTGCAACGTGCTCAGGTCTACTCATCAGAATTAAAAGACATTCTGCGTGAAGAGATGATGGCACAAAGATATGTTCGTATGCTTGACGGTTTTCCTGACGGAAACACTTTCAACATTCCTTCTATCGGGCAGGCACAAGTGGACAACTACTCTGAGGACAGTGCTGTTACCTACCGTCCACTAGACACAGGTAACTTTACATTCTCAGTTGATAAGTATCTCTCATCAGCTACTTATATGACCAAGAAAGCAGAGCAAGACACATTCTATTCTTCAGAATTAATGTCACGCTTTGTACCTGAACAAGAACGTGCAATCATGGAACATTTCGAGACAACAACTCTCGCTGCTCCTGAAGCTGGCGTATCAGCTAACTCAACAGAAGCAATCAACAGCATCTCAATGCGTGTTGGTTCTACTGGTACAGGTGAAGTTATCACCTTGAAAGAGTTTGCTTATGCACGTTACGCTCTGAAAAAACAGAACGTTCCAGACAGCAACTTGGTAGCCATCGTTGATCCATCTGTTGAGTACACACTTAACACATTGAGCAACATCGTAAACGTGTCAAACAACCCACGTTTCGAAGGACTAGTTCGTGATGGTATAGCAACTGGTATGCGTTTCGTAGCAAACGTATATGGGTTTGACGTATACTGCTCAAACTTCCTACCAACAGCAACCGATAACGCACTTCCAGATTTAGCTGCTGCTAACCAAGATTACTCATCAACAAACGGTGTTGTAAACTTGTTCTTCTCAGCAGATCAGTCTGTAAATCCATTCGTGGGTGCGTTTAGACAGCAACCTCAGGTTGACTACGACTACAACAAAGACTTCCAAAGACACGAGTTTGTAACAACTGCTCGTTATGGTGTCAAGTTGTATCGTCCTGAAAACATGGTTCGTGTTATCACGAAACCAACAGTAGCGTAAGGAGGTAGACTATGAGTTATGTAAACGCAGACGGTCTAGAAGTTCTTACCGCAGGTGAACAGGGAACTGCTGCAAAGCGTGGTACTTCTCTTTCAAGTCAGAAGAAATCATTGGTGATGAATATCACAGGAACAGAAGTTCCTTCATCTGTGGCAACTCCACAAGATCACGATGCTTTCATTCCAGCAGGTTCGTACATCACTGGTGCTCACCTTATTGTCTCAACAGCTTTCACCTCAGGTGGTTCAGCTACATTGACAGTAGGTGCTTACACTCAAGCAGGTGCTGCAGTTGATGCCGATGGTATTGACGCAGCCGTAGCTGTAGCAGCACTTGTTGCTGACAAAGCTGTAGCTTGTGACGGTGCGCTAGTCGGTGGTACAGCCACTGTTGGTGGTGCAGATGTATACA